AACGAGTGGAGGAACTGCTAAAGAAAGTTGAAGATAATTTTCAATGGCAACCCGTCCACCCCAAGGAGGAATTAGCCTCCATCATGTACCGTGCTGGTCAAGCCAGCGTGGTCGAATATATAAAACAACTAATAAAGGAAGAAGAATAATGTGCGTAGGCGGATTATTTGGAGGCGGTCGTAGACAAGCACCGCAACCACAAAGACAGCAACCTGCTCCAACAATGAAAGCAGCTGCACCACCACCTGAGATGGTAAGTCCTGAAAAAATTAAGGATGAACAAGGTGATGAGGATAAATTATCAACAAAGAAAAAGAAAGCTCTCGAGATTAAGAAAGTTAAAGAAGGTACTAAAACCTTTGGAGCTATTAACCCTGCTTCTTTACCAAGTACACCAAGCGGTGGTATTAATCAACCATAAGGAGGTACTATGTGTTTAGGAGGAGGAGGTGGATACACACCAGCACCTATAAAAAAACCTGTCTATGAGGCTGGACCCCCACCGCCACCAGACATGGTAAATGATCAGGTCATTGATAACGCTAACCCAAGAGATGAAATAGAAGCGAATCAAAATGCAATGGACCCTAAAAAGGCTAAACTAAAAGTTCAGTCAGATAAGAACCCGGGAATGATGTAATGAAAGCACGTGATAGATACAATCAACTGACCGTAGGTAGAAGACAGTTCCTTGATACCGCAGTTGAATGTTCAAGATTAACGTTGCCTTATCTTATCCAAGATGATTTAACTTCACGTCCCACTCACCAAAAATTATTTACACCGTGGCAATCAGTAGGTAGTAAGTCAGTTGTCAACTTGGCAGCAAAACTTATGCTTGCATTGATACCTCCACAAACAAGTTTTTTTAAGTTACAAGTTAGAGATGATAAACTTGGTGAAGAGTTTCCACGTGAAGTAAAAAGTGAATTAGATTTATCCTTTGCCAAAATGGAAAGGATGGTTATGGATTATGTTAATGCCTCTAGTGATAGAGTCGTAGTCCATCAGGCATTAAAACATTTAATTGTGTCTGGTAACGCATTAATATTTATGGGCAAAGATGGTCTTAAGAACTTTCCCCTCAACCGCTTTGTAGTAAACAGAGATGGAAACGGGCAAGTCATAGAGATCGTCACAAAGGAACTAATAAGTCGTAAGCTACTAGGTATGGATCTCCTAGAAGCTATGCCAAACTCCGCAGGAGATGACGGCCACAAGACAGGATCCGATGATCAAGACGTAGAAGTGTACACTTACGTCCGACTCGATAATGGTCGATGGATATGGCATCAAGAATGCTTCGATAAAATACTACCAAACAGTCGTAGTACTGCTCCAAAGAATGCGAACCCTTGGCTTTGCCTAAGGTTTAACGTAGTTGATGGAGAAGATTATGGTCGTGGTAGAGTAGAGGAGTTCCTCGGTGATATTAGATCACTCGAAGGATTATCTCAGGCTATCGTAGAAGGCTCTGCAGCAGCTGCTAAAGTAGTCTTCCTTGTATCACCATCCTCGACAACAAAACCAAAGACTATAGCCGATGCTGGTAACGGAGCGATCGTTCAGGGTAGACCTGATGACGTTGGCGTTATTCAGGTAGGCAAAACAGCTGACTTCAGGACAGCAGCAGAACAGATGTCAACTTTAGAACGTAGGATAAGCGAAGCTTTCCTTGTACTACAGGTTAGACAAAGCGAAAGAACAACTGCGGAAGAGGTACGCCTCACGCAAATGGAATTAGAACAACAGCTAGGTGGACTCTTTAGTTTGCTCACGGTTGAGTTCCTAATACCATACCTCAACAGAACATTACATATGCTACAACGCACGAATCAATTACCAAAGATTCCAAAAGACGTGGTACGTCCACAGATAGTTGCTGGTGTTAATGCTTTAGGTAGAGGACAAGACCAACAGTCACTTGTTCAGTTCGCACAAACTCTTGCTCAAACTATGGGACCAGAGATCATGGCTAAGTTCCTTGATCCGGGTGAGTATGTTAAACGACTCGCAGCAGCTCAAGGTATAGATGTACTTAACCTAGTTAAGACACCTGAAACTATGGCGGCAGAGAGAGAACAACAAATGCAACAGATGCAGCAACAAGAAATGCTTAAGCAAGCTGGGCAATTTGCTAACTCTCCTATGATGGACCCAAGTAAGAATGAAGGCATGGCTAATATGATAAATGACGGATACGATCAATTAACAAATGGCAACACAGAAGGCGAGCCGCCCACAGAAGGTGGCGAAGAAACCCCTCCCGAAGGTTAGCAAACCAGAGTCTCTCGTTGAAGAGAACGAAAGAGCCACTCCAACTAAATTTACTACTAGAGCAAACATAGGACCAGATCCTGAGCTAGTAACAACATTTGGTTTAGGCAACCTAAAAGTAACCACCGCTAAAGGATACAAAGATGACGGAAAAACTAACGTATGACCCAACTCCAGCAGATGCTCCTGAGTTTACAGAAGATGAACAGGACTCACTAGCCGTTGCTGAGAAACTAGGTCAACAAGAATCAGAATTATATGCTGGTAAGTACCAGAGTGCAGAAGAACTAGAAGAAGCATACATCAATCTACAAAAAAAATTAGGAACATCTGATGATGATGAAGTAGAAGATACTACATTAGATGAAGATGAGTATCCTGAAGATGTAGCTGAAGGTGTGGATTTAATTACTACTGCTTCAGAAGAATACTTTGAAAATGATGGACAGTTATCTCAAGAAACAATGCAAAAGTTTACAGAGATGTCTAGTTCAGAATTAGTTGAAGCTTACATGGCAATCAGAGAACGTAATCCTGATGTAGATGCAGGTACATCTTCTCCAGATTTAACAGATGCTGAGATGAATCAAGTATATAATTCAGCAGGAGGAGAAGCAGAGTACGGAAGATTAACAAGTTGGGCAGCTCAAAACTTATCAGAAACTAAGTTGAATGCCTTTAATGATATGATAGATAGAGGTAATGCTACCGCTATCCAAATAGCAGTTTCTGGATTACGAGCTGAGTATGAAGCTCAAGAAGGTTACGAAGGTAGGATGCTTACAGGCAAGTCAGCAAGAACTCAGGATGGATTCCGAAGTCAAGCTGAAGTTGTACAAGCTATGTCAGACCCTCGTTACGATAGAGATGAAGCATACAGACAAGATGTGTATGACAAACTCGAACGTTCTAATGTACAATTTTAATTATGTCTAAAGCATATGATCCATCTGCACGTATAGATACGATGCAGGTAAAGTATAAAGTAAATACTACAGGTGATCGTTGGTTCATTCCTTATAATGACAGCGGCACCACAGCTGCACAAGTAGCACAATGTAAAAAACAAGTTGGCAACACAGCTGACGGTACAGACGCAGGAGCTGAACAGTAATGCCCGGACACTACGGAGAAAAAAAGAAAAAGAAACGTCCATCTGCTGGAATGAGGACAGGATCTTTTCCAACACCACCTAAGCCTAAAGCACCTAAAGCACCTAAAGCTAGAACAGGTTCTTTTCCAATGAAACCTAAACCTGCTAAAGGTGCTTCAGCAGCTGCAATGAAAGCAGCAACCATGGCTCTTCTTAAAAAGAAAAAGAAAAAGTAATGCCTAACTCAAGAACTGGTCCTGATTACCTAGACAAAGGTAAGAAGAAGAAGAAAAAGAAAGAGTCTTTAATAGACAGATTAAAGAACAGAAAAAAAGCGACAGAAGACGCTATAAAAAATATGTAATTATGACAGTCAAACGAAAGAGTGTTAGTCTCAAAATAGGCAAACACAAAAGTCGTTCAGGCGGCTTGACAGCTGCAGGTCGTAAGAAGTATAATGCAGCAACAGGTTCTAATTTAAAAGCTCCACAACCCCAAGGTGGTCCACGAAAGAAATCTTTCTGTGCTAGAATGGGTGGAGTCAAAGGACCTATGAAAGACAGTAAGGGTCGTCCAACACGGAAGGCTCTTGCATTACGTAAATGGAAATGTTAACATGGCACACAAAGGCAAAGGATCCTGTGGATCAAAAGGCAAAGGAGGCAAGCGATAATGCCAGCTAAAAAAGGATTATACGCAAACATCCATGCCAAGAGAAAGCGGATTGCCGCTGGCTCTGGCGAGAAGATGAGGAAACCCGGAGCTAAAGGTGCTCCCACCGCTGCTAACTTTAAAGCTTCAGCTAAAACAGCAAAGAAAAGAACAAAAAAAGTTAGTGTATCTTCCAAAGGTCCCGGAAGATTAACCAAGAAAAAATAGATACTTAGTGGCGACCCGAAACTATCGTCCTCGCCACAGGTATTTCCCACTCTTATTATTACTATGATTACTACCGAATACGGTAAGCAAAACATACATGCAAACGAAACTC